CAAACTGGTCACTTCTTTGTCTAGTAAAGAAGGCAAATGGATATCCGTCTTTGCATCCCTGTTCAAAATTCCAAGGGCGGCTTTTTTGGATATGTAAAGTTTTGGATTGGATTGCTTTGTCACTGCGCCCGACAAATCCGAATATATCGGCTCCTTCGGGGATTCCATCACGGACTGCCAGAATGTAAACTCTACGTCTTCGCTGTGGGACTCCAAAGTATTGGCTGTCGCACATCGTCCAAGTCGCATCGTACCCGATTTCGGCAAGGTCTTGCAGAATGACATTAAGTCCTCTTGAAAGCAATGCGCTGACGTTTTCAATAACTGCATATTTTGGTTTTGTTTCATCAATTAATCTCCTAAATTCACGCCAAAGGCCAGAACGTTCGCCTTCAATGATACCTTTGTTTTTACCTGCTATAGATATGTCTTGACACGGAAACCCACCACAGATCAAATCAAAGTCAACCCCATCACGTTTAAGGTCTTCGCCAGTTACTGTTGTGACGTCACCATATATGGGAACCCCTTGCCAATTCTTTTTCAAAACACGTTTGGCGTATTCTTCGTATTCACAAAACGCAACAGTCTCCATGCCAGATTGTTCAAACCCTAGACTGTAGCCACCACTTCCACTGAATATATCGAATACCTTCATGCTTCGTTTCTTTCTATGATATAACCACCAAATTCACCATAGCGAAAAAATTCAGTGTATTTGTATGAACTAAAAAGAGTTTCTGGATTTATCGGACGCTGTACACCAGACAAAGATAATTCTTTCTTAATAATATCATCTGGTTTTGCGCCACTTTCCATCTTTGCCCTCAAAGTAAGGCGAGAAAGCACAGTAGATACATAACCACCCGTTGGAATGGTTTTCTCTACTATCACCAACGCGCCATCATCTCTTAGGCTATCCATCATGCCATCAAGCAACAAGGTTCGTCTGTGTGGTGGTATGAACATCATTGTGAGGAACATTACCCCAAAGTCAAATTCTTCAAATGAATGTTGTGTAGCATCTGTAACAATCACAGGATTGTCACCAGTGTACATATCAGCCATCTGTTGGCTTTTTTCAATCGGAATAAAGTCTACGTTTCTCTCAGTGAGAATAGACTTCAAGGTACGCTCTACATTACCTGTACTCGCACCAACATCATAAACAGTACCCTGTTCTGGTATGTAGTGATTAGCGATTTGAGCAATAGCACTACTTACCATATCGTACCAAGGTAGTTGTTCGCGCACATGATCGTCAAAGTTGCTTGCAACCTTGACGTCATTAAATGTCCAGTTTGTGGGTATATCAATCATATTTCCATACTTTCTTTTCATACATATGAATTTAAATATTCGGTTTCTCCAAATAAACTCATAATACATTCCTATATGCGTATTCTATTGCTCTATCGGCTTCAACAGCCAAAGGTCTTTTTTCATATTTTCTAGAAGTCTCACTGTCTAGTTCTCTTATCAGTTGCTCCAACTCAAATGATGTGATTGGATACTTTCTACTTATTGCATTCATTGCAGTACTTACCATAATTTTATATATCATAGCATATCTACCAGAATTGTCAACACCAGAAATATCAAACCAATCATGTATCTGACGTTTATTTACAAATGGACAATCTCTATATCCTGTCCACCTAACATCAGTGTTGTCTAATTTATTCTTTTCATATTCAATTGCTCTATCTGCTATGTGTTTTGGCATACGGTCTTTGAAACTACTACCACTTTTCACTTCATATGAATGTTTACTCATTAATTTGTCAGGATCAATATCACTGCCAACATTATTGAATATAAAGTTGTTAGCATTAGAATAATTAGCAGGGATATAATACATCCTTGATAAGTCTTTTGTTTGCCCATCTCCGATTTCACTGAGTTCTTTATTAAGTGAGAACCAGAAGTGACGAATTTTAGAATTTTCAACCTCTTTACTGAGCGGGAATACAAGTCTAAACTTCGGATGGTCAATAGAACTACTAGCGGTACTATAACAAATATAGGTATAATCGCCAAAGCGATTAAATAACTCATCCTTTAAGTTTCCTTTAAAGACATGATCATCAACATCAACAGCAGTCCAATTTGCCCAATTAACCACATTCGCGTTTGCCCTAGTCGTATTAGATAAGTAAGTAGCAGGTGATATAAGTTGAGCATCTTTTTTACTTTCTATTTTTTGTTCTGATAATTTATATAGGAAATCCTTAAAGGCTTCCCACCGAGAGAAATTCATTCTACGGTGGGTTTTGTTGTCATATATAGATTTGAATATCGTAAGCGAGTACACTACATATCCTTTAAATCGGATTCCTTTACAAAGATACCATCAATCATTTTACCTTTACGATCTTTAATATCATTGTAAGCAACTGTTAAACATTCATTCATAGTAATATTATTACGTTTCATGATATTGATCATTACAACCATCATATCACCTAAATCATCACGAATATCATTACCCTTACAAACGCTGTCGGACAACTCTCCCAATTCTTGCATCAATTTCAAAACTTGGTCTTTGTCACTTGATCCATCAATCAAATTACGATTTTCATGCCAATCACCAATTTTATTAATTAATGCCATTACTGGAAATTCTCTGCGCGGTCTAATTTTTTTAGTTTCCATAATATATCCTTTGTTTAAGTTTGTCCCATACTAACATATATGGGACATTTTGTCAACAGATTTTATCTGTAAACTTCTACACCAACATGCCAGTATGTTTTAGTATCAGTAACCCATGGCATATCTTTAAATGTGTTTGACTCATCTACAAAGAAAGGTCCAGTAATGTAAACATCACAACTAGGATCATACGATTGATTTTCGGCATCAGCAAACTTTTGAGCATCTGCCTCTGAATTAAATTTATATTCTTTTTTACTGTGCATGATATTCTCCTAATTAATTAACTTCAACTATATGAATACATGATTCGTATTAGAGAGTCAATAGAAAAATTCATTTAAATTTGTACCTAATCTTTTTTCTGCTATTTTAAAATACTTTTCTTCTTTTTCTATTCCTATAAATTCTCTATTTGTATGGACGCAAGCAACTCCTGTAGTTCCAGAACCCATTGTATTATCAAGAACAACATCCCATTCATTAGTGTAAGTCTTTATCAAATATTCCATCAAACCTACTGGTTTTTGAGTAGGATGATAACCTTTTTCTTGTTTATGTTTTATCACTGTTTTTGGGTATCTTGATCCTTCTGGGTTATCCCTATGTTTTGATTCAGCATTGCCATACACTTCACCAATTTTTGCAGTATCGCTACTAAATCCAGAATACGGTGTACTATACCACATTTGAGGATTATAAGTTGGTTTCTCTCTGTAAAATACTAAGATGTTTTCATGAGACTTTAAAGGCATTATTTTTACATTCATGGGGTTTGTGCCTTGAGGTTTTTCCCAAATCCATTCATATCTTAAATTTTCTATATTAGAAGCAGCAAGAATTGTTGTGAATGGTTGCATTGCGGTAAAAACCATTGCTGCATTTTTCTTACAAATCCTATCATACTGTTCCCATAGTTTATCTAATGGAATAACAGAATCCCATTTACATGCAGTAGTGCCATATGGAAGATCAGCAAGAAGCATATCTACTGAATTATCTTCAATTGTAGGCAATACCTCTAAGCAATCACCAAGTATAGTTTTTACCATGCACTCAATTCTTTTACATATTCTGATTGCATTAGTTCTCTAAGTTTTTTCTCCGTAACCATATAATCATCATTCTTTGAATTTTTACCACCTTGTTGATGATTAAAATGATTATCTGTTTTCAGACAGTTTTCAAACATTTCTTTTGTCATATACACAGCCTTAAATTCATTAGGATTTTCATTTACTCCAATAAAAATAAGACGGTCCCAATCTTTACCAACTGCGACATGGTTCATTGTAAAACAATCTTTTTTGATTGATCTTTTTTTAGTGTCTGTATGTGCAACAGAAAACTTAATTTCCGTTTTAATTCCATTTAAAATTCTATCGTATCCAGCAGTTGATGTGTGAGCAAATTCAACATTGTACCCTGCCTTTTCCATTATTAGAGTTACTAATCTCTCTCCTAGTTCACCCTTTTGTTTATTACCCATATATCTATATCCTTCAAAGGGGCTTCCTATCCATGGGTCATAAAGATTGTTTTGTATATAATTCTGTATTTCATCATTTTTTGCTAAATCGTACATTTCACTTGGCTTTAGTTTCATAATATAATTATTCCTTGTTGTTTATAAACTTAAATATAATTCTTAGGAGAAAAAATCTTCTAAGGATGATCTTTCTTCCACACTCCATCCAATTGCATCTAAGATTGGTGTAATTGGTTCTACAAAGGTCTTTTCAAATTGAACGTCATAATTTACATATCTATGTAGATTAAACTCACTTGGAATGTAATCTGGAAATGATATAACATTTTCCTTTAGAGGGTTGGGCATCTTTAAATAGCAAAACTTAATTTTTTCACCATTTTGAATGACCGCATACTTTTTCCCTAATGCCTTATCTTTGATCTGATTATTATAGAGTAAACTACCTCTCACATGAATTGGTGTACCTTTCTTGTAAATAGTTTTTCTGTCGCTCCATTTCACAATATCACTAACACCTCTTGGAAAAGATATATCTTCTGGTGGTAGAGATTTAAACTCTTTCTTGAAATCAGCAATAAACTTTCTTGTTTTTTCTTCAGAACCAGACATGATGATTTTAAACGACTGCATAAATTTATCTCGCACCACTTGAGGTGTGCTTGATTTAATAGCCTCAATACCCATGATCTTTAATTTTGGTTCTGCGTATTGAACACCTTCGTTATTATGAACATTCAGTAAATATCGTTTTTTGGCTGTCCAGATACCACGATCTGCAATCGCTTCCCTTTCCATAACCATGCGATTTGTATATGCGTTCATTTGATTAAACAGTTTATCATACGCTTTCTCTAAAACCTTTTCAAAATGTTCAGCGCAAATTTTGTCCAATGCTTTAACAGGGTCATTAGGTTTCAATTTATCTACAAAAGGCCCAAAGTTGATATACAGCGAGTCAGTATCAATAGCGATTACATAATCAAAATTATCTGTTTTGAGTATTTTATTCATTTCATCATTCATAGCGCGTTCTGCCCATTGAATCGCTAACTGTCCAGACAGAGTAATACCTTCTGCGACACGCATATCAAAATACCGAAAGTAAGCATTACCCAAAGCACCATAAAGAGAATTCAATAGAATTTTAATCGCCATTTGCCGATTTTCAAGTTGATTGATTTGCTTTTCAAGTTCAGTAGATGGATTATCTTGATTTTTTTGCATTGCTTCAAGCATTAACTTCTTAGTCGCTTTACGCTCCAACATATAATCTGCAATAATTTGTGGTACAATACCTTGCCTTTGTCTAGTATAAGTTGAGCCATTTGCCGCTACAGAAAGATCGTTTTTTACATTTGGAGCATTATTCATATAATGTTCAACACCTGATTGATAAGTGTTTTCAATATCTACAACCAAAGTTTCTGGTGACATATTATATTGAATAATCAAATTGGGATATAGTGAATTCAAATCAAACGAAACCACCCAATCATGTAGGCCGACTTGAGGTTCTTTAACGTAACCTCCTGGATATGGTGATTTGATTGTATTTTCATTTGGTGGTATAGCAACATGTTGTTTATTCAGTTCACGATATATGATTGAGTCCCAGATAGCAGTTGTCCCAAGAGTTGCCTCATAGTTCACACCACCACGATATGCCATAGTAAGTGCAAGAGTAATCAAATCCATTTTTTCATCAATCTTATCCACTAAGTAAACATCCTTGATATTATAATCAATGAATAATTGATGGTCATTTTTATATAGAGTATGAAGTGTTCCATGTTCCTCATACGATAATTTTTTCTCGCCAAGTACAGTATTGGCAATGTGATCTAATTTGTATGATGCTTGAGTTCCATACGAATATCCAAACTTTTTAAATAGGTCCATATAATCTAATTGAGAAATACCAGTTATTTCATAATGTTTATGATTTTGACCAGCGACATTGACGTTGCGTTCACTAATCAAACCCCATGGAGAAAACTTTTTTGCTACATCATTACCAGCGATTTTAGTAACACGATTAATTAGATAAGGCATATCAAACATTTTAATATACCAACCAGTTATAACATCTGGTGGATTCTTAGTCCAAAATTCCATGTACTTTGCTAGTAATTCTAATTCGTTTTTACAGTGACGGTACTGGACAATCAAATTTTGATTTTCACGTTTATCAACATCATATTCGCCCAAACCCCAAACGTGATAAACATTAGAGGTTGATGATTTATGGCAAATTGATATAACAGGATAATCAGCAGCATCTGGATGTGGGAATCCATCATCTGATGCAACTTCAATATCTAAGTTAGCGACATTGACTGTTTTACGATTAAATTCTATTTCATTTGGAAATGCGCTAGTTATAAACTGTTGGATATAATTAGTCATGCCATAGATTTTGACATTATCCATATCTTTGTAAGTCTCTAACCATTCTTTTGCTGCTCTCATAGATTCAAATTCTACTGGTGCAACAGAAAATCCTTCAAGGGTTTTCCATACTGTATTTTTTTCTTTGCTGCGAACAAATAGTTTTGGTTTAAACTTGACTCGCTTATCAATACGAACACCGTGGTCATTATAACCACGGTATAAGAGTGAGTTTCCATATCTTGCTACGTTTGTATAAAATGCTTTCAATATTCTTCTCCATTTGGAGTTATTATACCATAATATAAAGGTTTAGTCAACAAATTAAAAATAATAATATGATTTACAGATCATAAACTTAAAATATGATCTGTGGGTCATTAATCTTTCTTTGATACGAAAGAATACATTTCTTTAGCCTTCGCCATCAAATCTTCTGTAGAATAAATTTGGTATGCTTCTTTAACTTCATCCATTGTCTTTTGACCTTGCTCATACATATCATTTGCAAGTTGAATATTCATGGACCATTGTTGGTCCATATAGTCTTTTGCCATCGCTAACATTTCTGCGCGGATTTCAAAGGGATTTTTGTGTGCCATTGTGTGTTCCTATCTAATTTTAATTATGTTCGCCGTTATTTTGTCGCCCGTTGTATCCATCAATTCTATCAAAAACTTTAGGCTTTCGCTTCGCAGTCTCAAATGTGCCAACTGTAATAACAATTGCAGCGAGTAAAAGTGTATGTGCGATTGCGTTGATCCCCCAAAAAGTGATACTACCAATGTACATAGAACATACAGATACCCACATCCATGCAAGAATTTGCATGATTAAATGGCGTACTTGTAAATTTGGGATATTCTTTAAAGGATTGACGTTTGCATCCATAACACTATTCCAAGTGTCATTAATATATTCTTTCATTATATTCTCCATAATTTGTGTGTGTGAAAGAAGGGCATTGATGCCCTTCCTAGTTTTAAGGTAAAACTCTAATCCAGATATATTCTGCAATCTGTCTATAGAGTTTCCATTTCATCATAATATGGTATAAGATCAAATCCACCCACGAAGATTTTCATTCATAGATGTTTTTTCCCACGCTTTCATTCTTCTTTCAAGGTCACATAAATCTTTTGCATTTGCAAAATATTCATCTCTTTCTTCTATCATAGTTTTAGGTGCTGCACCCTTAAAGAAATTTTTGATCCAATGAATCATTTAAATTCCTCCAAAGTTCTTCTATTTAGTTCGGTCAGTATTTCATGATCAGACATATTTGGATATTCTATTCTAAAATATCTTACCAAATCTGCATTTGCAGAACATTGTCTTGTGAATTGAATACTTCTTACTAAAGACGATAAAAGATCAAACAGTCCTGTTAGACCTTTCGTTAAGAAGTTGTGCGTTGTTAGTATGTGTTGCATTTGAGTTTTCCTCGTTTTTTCCAATTGAAATTTTACGAGGACGCATTTCTTCTGGGATAATATACTGCAATTCAATTGCCAGAATACCATCTTGAATATCTGCTCCGTTTACTTGTACGTGTTCGGACAGCCTAAAAGTTCGTTTAAATTTCTTTGTTGAAATGCCACGATGGATAAATTCTCTACCTTTAGAAACGTGTTCACCAGTTATTGTCAAAGTTCTATCTTTTACTTCAACATTGATTTCATCTTGTGAAAATCCAGCAATAGCAAGTTCAATCAAGTAATCTGATTCTCCTGCTTTAATAATATTGTGTGGTGGATAGTGATCTTGAGCATGTTTAGCAGTGAACTCTAGTTCATTGAATAGATGGTCAAAACCCACGAAAGATGAACGTGGAAAAAGTGTTTGTAAGCCTGTCATTGTTATCTCCTTTTGATCAAGCAAGATTGTAATGGGACCGATTGTTCGCATCCCCTTGGTTTGATTAGCATCAAGATGCTAACTCATTAGTATATATGTCTTTATTTTGTGATTTCAAGAGGTTAGGTAAAAAAAAGTTAAGAAATTATGCTTTTTATTTTCCAAGGTGTAAAACATACTGTTCCTAGACTTACATAGTCTGCGCCCTTATCAAAATAAAATTCTGCATCATCCTTATTTGTAACCCCACCACCAGCGATTATAGTGACACTGGGATGTTTTCTCTTTATATATTCTATAATCCTTGTAGTATATGGTTTTAAAATTGTTCCACTTTGACCCCCATTTAAAGAGTACAAAGTGTTGCTTGCATGTATTTGATTATACCCCAAATCTACTATCTTGTCTATGAGATATTCTGTCGCAGTAGGCGGTATTTTACATATGCACCATTCTCTATTATTTTTAGGAAATAAATCAAAGCCGCGCAGATTAACCGCTCCTACATCTTTATCAAGGTTTGGACAACTTATATTAATTTCAACAGACAAATTTTTACCTACTATGCGGTCTAAATTTATCCAATCATATTCGTCTATTGCGGCAAGGCTCAACACATCTGTAGAGTTTGTTCTTTTTAAACCCTCATATATTCCTGCATTTCGTAATCCAATTTTATTAATCCATCCACCATTTTTATATCTAAGAGTTTTAAAAATTTGGGGAATAAGTCCTTCTCTTTTTTCAACAGTCCAACTTCCAGTTACGCTAATTGCGTTAGGAAGTTTTAAATAGTTTCCAAAAGGTGCTGATATAAAGTATTTCATAATTTAATCCGAAAATGTTCTACGCCATTACATACTTACGCATATTTTATTATTTTATCTGGTGTTTTAAAATCTTTTTTACGCATAATCGTTTTCAGTACAACATCAAATTCATCTTTTCTTTGATCATACTTAACTGCTACTGGAATATTTAAATTAGTTTGCATATCTTTAATTACCGCTTCTGCGCCAGCCACACCTTTAAGCGACTTGCCTTGCCTTGCGTAAATCTTTTTTATAAATTCTGCCAACTCTTTCATAGAAATGCAAGGGTTGTTCCTATCGTCTCCCATCCTATCACCAAAATGACGAGTGAATTTAAAATCAATCCCATACTTTTTGAACAATTTATCTACAATGGATTCAAATGCTTTGATTTGTTTCATACCCACTAAATCGCATTTATCTTCTGTTATAAAATTTTTAAATGTTTTCATTTATCTCTCATCCTTGGCTCTTTACGATTATAATGAACAGTTACACTTGATAAATTTTTGGGATTATTATTGAGTGGATCACCATCTTTGTGATGAATATCTCTTCCATCAAAAGGCTCTGCTTTACCCTCTTTTTCCATCTTTCTTCTAGCGCGTTTTCTAGCAGCGTTTCTTTCCATCTGTTCTGGAGTACCAAGATAGTTTTTTCGTTCTTTTTTGTAATCTCTCTGATACTCATCAGTTATAAATGTTATAAACTTAATCATGATACATTATCCCAAAAGGTTTTACTAATTTCACCCATAGAAACTGTAGACGTACTAGATGCTGGAGTGTTTGCAGTCCCGCCCATATTGCTGTGGTTTGTACAATAATAATATAAGGTAGGTGCAGAAGTTGCAACAACTATCTGAGTATATGCTCCAGCACTTCCCGGAGTTCCTGACGTTGTTACTCCTGTTGTGTACTCACTCCCGCCACCATGTATCCCGTTGGATGTTATACTGAATTTTAGCGGATGGTTTGAGTTAGAAGAGTGTGATTGGTCAAATTTATATGTTCTACCTTCTATCAAACTTACTGTTGGGGCTGGACCACCAGAGTCTATGTAGTATTTATTTCCAGAACCGGGATTTGAAACAGTTATAGCAAAAGTAACAGTACCAGCAGTCGCGATGGTTTTACGAACACTTGTATACACAGCATGACCATTTGTAGTTCTAATACCGTTAGTTTGTTTTAACCATAGAGGTCTTAATGGACTATTAGCACCGGGATCAACTGGGGCATTGTCATATTGCCAACTAGAATTGTTTGTAATATTTACCCACGCCATGTTTCAGTCTCCTATCATTTGTTCTTACTATTTATATATTTAAGAAGATCATTTTTACTTGTTTTATTAGTCTTAATAGAAAAATCTAATGCGGATTGTAAGGCATCACCTATACTTTTACCTTTAAATCCCAATTGAGAAACATCTTTTCCATTTATAGGTAGTTCTTTAATTGAAAGATATTTAACACCTTCTAATTTTGATGATACTGTTGGTTTTCCTATAGCGGTAAGATAAGCATCAACAGATTTAATATCGTTATCTTTAGCCCATCCAACTAATTTAACTAAATCCATATCTTTGTATGAAGTTACAGATTGAACTGCTTTAGAATCAATATTAGATAATTTCATTCCAGCCTTGGCAATTTTACCAGCGTCTTGCTTATAACTCATTAGAACCATTCCTATAAAAGCACCATAGTTTTTATTAAACCCATCAAAAGTTTCTAGTTTATCTAATGCTTTTAAATTAATGTCTTTAATAGATGCTTTTGGGAATAGATGCTTTATCAATCCACTTTCAAATAAAAGTTTTACACCGATTGATGGTTTTTTTGATTTGGTGAAAAGTTTTTTAAATTCCTCATTAAATCTATCAGAAGAAACTGATGAAATAGTATGCGCTTGTTTTTTCATTTCTTTGAAGGTATTTTTTTCAATTTTAAATTCAAACCTAGCCGCGAATTGAATGGCTCTTAACATTCTTAAAGGATCATCTTCAAATGAAGTAGGACTGATCATACGAATTTCTTTATTCTTAATATCTTTCATACCCTTGCCATCAGTGTCAATAATTTCTCCAGTATCAACATCTTTAGCCAATTGATTTATCCAAAAATCTCTTCTTAACTGATCTTGTTGTAAAGTAATACCTTTTCCTAACTGTACTTCAAAATCTTTATGACCAGCACCAGTACTCTTAGAGTCAACTCTTGGTACTGAAATATCAACATCCTCTTCTTCCGTTGAACCTGTTGGTACAAATTTCAGAATACCAAAAGATTTACCAACCATATTCACTTTACCATGAGGCTTTAATATACTTTCTAAGTCTCTTAGTTCTACACCAACAACGATTAAGTCTAAGTCTTTTGAAACCTTTCCAAGTAGTTCATCACGAACCACACCACCAATTTGATAGATTTTACCACCAGCGTTTTTAATAGACTTTCTAACTTTCATAGTTAAAAGTTTTTCTAACATACTTTCATTTAAATGAGATATAAAACTTTTCATTTATTATTCCCTACCAATGCTGTGCGTCTGGATATTTTACGATTGCTCTGACTGCCCTTAACGCTAGTTTTGCAACTTTATCGCCCCTATCATATAGCACAACCTCTGTACCATTTACAAAATCAGATACGTTTACACCTTTGCCAATAAGAGTCATCGTTCTGTGTAGATAATCATTTTCATCATAATTATTTTCAAATCCTACCTTACCACGTACTTCAACCCACTTGCTGCCTGGTAATGGCCTAATCCTTAGAATACCCATCTTACCTTGCCGAACATATGTCAAAGCATAGGCTTCTTTCTTTTTACGTTGATTTTTAGTGATTTCTGTTATAAATTTAGAAAAAAGTTTCATGATACATAAGGAGCGATTATGGTTTCTATATTCTTAATAATTTTCTTATGTGTAGGACTCAAATGTTTCCTATCTTTTTTTACAGCGTCTAGGGCCAACTTTGTATCACCAGCATATTTTCTTTGCCATTCTGGTTTCTGCTGCTTAATATCAGATACATTAGCAAGTCTATCAGCGAGTTTAATAACTAATGCCCAACTTGTCATGTTGACCATCTTATCTTTTATATACTCACCCTTACCACCTGCTGCTTCTAAATCATCTTTCTTAGTGGTTAGTTGATCTACTAAATTTGCAACCAATCCACCAAATTGCTTTACTAAGTCAGCATGTGATAAATCAGTATCTTCTATAGTATCATGCAGATATGCCGCTTGAACTAATGCAGATAAATTTTTTGATTTTGGTTTGAACTTAGCAACTATTTTAGCGACTTCTTTTGGATGAGCAATATATTCTCCCCCACTTTTTCTAAACTGTCCACTATGTGCTTTCGTTGCGGTTCTTAATGCACTAAGCGCACTTTCATTGATAAGATGTGATTTAAAACTCTGCATTTTATTTTCTTCCTATATTATATTTGGGGCATAATTCCCAATTACTTTTTTCTTTAAAAGGAATAATCTTAATCTGTCGCAGAGGTGCTAAATTTTTAGCAACTGATTCATTTTGTATGGAGACTAGACCCCAATCAGACATAAGTGTAGCGATAGTATTTCTACGGCCTATGTCACTTTCTTCTAAGTTTGATTTTTTGCCATCTAGCAAAAACAACTCTTTAAAATGGACTATAAAGTATCTACCTTGTTTATGAAGGATATGACAAGATTGAAATAGTTTATTTTCTTTCCTACTTGATACACCAATTCGTGTTAATGTTTCTCTTACTTTTAAGAAATCATCAGGTTCATTTAAAGTTATCTCCAACATATCAGTTGGTGACCAATTTACTATATTTGTTTCTTCATTCATTGTCAACTCACTTTTTTTGTTATATTCATTAATGACAATGGTATTTATATAATTTTAATTTTTACCGCCCTTACGCAACTTAAATCTAATATGATCTAAATGCTCTTTGGGTATCAATTTTAGAACTTCTCTTGCTCTTTGATTTGAGTATCCATAATACTCCTTAATTGAATCTAGAGCATCCATTTTATCAGCCTTAGTCCATTTAGAAAACCTTTTTCGTTTCCTAACAATATTACGCATAAAATCATATTGTAATCTATCGTCAATATGATGATGCCTATTCATCTCATTTGCAGCAAGAATAGTGTCATTAAAATAGGATAATGATCTATTAATGTAGTATGATTTATATGCTTTCTCAGTGATATCATCAACCATAATATCGTCTTTATTATGGTTGATTGAGTTTAAATAATCAAAGTGGTTCATAGGTTTTGTATCACTGTTTGCATACGCATTACATCCATTACACAATCATGCCGCGCATCATGTTTAAAAAACTTTTCTGCACATCCTTCTGGAATATAATCATTCTTAACATCAGAACCCCAAAGCAAACCATCAAGAAATGACCTTGTATCGCGAACCATCCAAAATGGATAAGGAACTTTTTTACCAGTATCATTTAAGATACCTTCAAAGAAAGGAATATCAAAGGTATTTCCGCGAGAAAACACAGTTTTTAGGTTATTGATATTTACATTCTTCACAAAAAAATTATAGGTTTCACTAATATCTTTATCATCTTCTGATGGAACCATCACTGATGCTGTTGTTTCTTTGGGCTGTTTATTCCACCAATCAAGCGTAGATTTTGAAATCTTACGATCATAAACTTCCACTTGTTTTTTAACATCATATTTAATACCAACACTACTATCTAAAAGTTCTTCATAACTGTATGAATTATTTGTAAATCTCGCCCTAGAGAAAGTAAGCAGACCTAAAGATAATACAACACCTCTGTTTACATCAACAGAAAGTGTTTCAAAGTCATATATCACACAATCATTTAATCCTTCATAAGCAACACTCATTCTATGAACTCCACATTTGCCATTATTTCAGTTAAACATGCAACTGTATTGATTTCTAAATCAGCAACAAAAGCATTTTTATATTGATATTCTGCGAGAATTAACACAACTTGAGGGATAGCGTGTGGTTTGATATGACTTGACATTTTATCATAAATTCCCCTAAAAATAGCAGAACTATCTGTATCAATATTGTTTACTACCCAAGAACGCATTTTTTTAAAGTCTTTGTCTTTGATGAACTTTAAGAGAGAGTCAATTTCATTAATACCAGTATTATTAGAACTATTAGCACTAAGAATACCACCCACAGATCGTCTTTGTGTCTCATTTAAAACCCTTCTCCAATCAGGAGCATGTTTCATAATAATATTAACAAGGTCTTGATCTTCAAATTTTACATTCTCTTGTTCAAGAATATTTCTAGCGTGTTTAAGAAAATCCCCACAAAGACCAGCCATTTCTTTTTTAGTCGTATTAAACTCATATACACCACATCTGGAATGTAAAGGTTCAATAATTCTATTCTTAAAATTGCATGTCATTATAAAGCGACAATTGTTGCTAAATTCTTCTATAAATCCACGCAAAGCAGGTTGAGTTGATTGTGGATTGAGGTAGTCTGCCTCATCTAAGATCACAACCTTATAACCACCTTGCAGTGACACAGTAGAAGCAAATTGTTTGATCTTGCCACGCAAGGTATCAATATTACCATCTTCAGAACCATTAATTATTATGTAATCCAAACCTAGTGTATTACATAATGCTTTGGCGACTGTTGTTTTGCCGAGACCAGCGGTTCCAGTAAATAGCATGTTAGGAATTTCGGCGGTCTCAACGATTTTTTGTAGATTTTCCTTTAGTTCTTTTGGTAGGATAGTTCTTTCAATTTTCTGTGGGCGGTACTTCTCCACCCACAGAAATTCATTTGTATTACAGAAGTCACTCTGAGTATTCATTATATAAATCTATCCTTTAATATCTATTCTTCTGCTTGCTCTTGCTTATAGTTTTCAACAATCTGCACACCTTGAGTACACTGATCTCTCAACTGCCCAATCGTTGATAGTTCTTCACCACGAAAACCACCTCGCTGAGTTACGGTATCAATTACTGCAATCGCGCTGCGAGAGATTTGATTCATAAGATCATATGCTTTTTTATGTGAATCTTCAACTTTTTTATTTTTATCGTCAGCCATTTTTAATTACTCTCCATAAGTAGATGTTTTTTCAAGTGCAATCCAGTATTGCAATTTAGTTTCAGCATTAGTCAATTTTGAAATCAATTTTGATGAAATCTCCACATCATAATTACCAGTTAAAATTTTCAAGTTGTTAATGTTATACACAAACTTATAACTACTTGAGTTTTCTTCAACAGGAATATCAATAGAAAAGGTATTCGCTGTAGAATTATCAGTTGTCGTTACCGTCAATTTCGCAAGACCAGCATTTTCACTAGATTCAATGATCAATTCTGAGTGGCCTAGTGCTGATGCCGCTCGTTTTAGTTTATTTAATGTATCCATATCTAGGCGAAATTTAACATCACCTTCTGGCATCTTTACATCTTTTGTAGATGTTGTCAGCATGTCTGGATCAGAGAAAAAATACTTGATATTTGATCTACCAGTAGAATCTCCAATAGTCACATAATCACCATGAAAATCCAACACTGGAGTATCAACTAATCCAAGAACTCCAAGAAATTCATTTAAGTCGTAAATACCAAACCTTTCGGGAAATGTTTGTTCAACTACTGATGTAGCCAAAATATTCTTCGCTTCAGAAATTGTCCTAATACTGCTACCTTCATCAATAACAATATTACTATTAATTGAAGCAAAATTCTTCAAAATCTGAATTGTAGAATCGCTAATCACTTCTCTCATAATTTAAGTCTCCATTTGTTTAATTTTTATAATTATACCACATAATCATAATGTAGTCAAGTTTATTATTTCAGCTTGCTAAAGTTTTTTTCCTTGTAAAATTCTAACCTATTTTCAAACTTACCATCAAGAATTTCTCCTTTATGGGAAATCACGAACACATTAGTATCATCTCCAAGAGTATACAATATTTTTATGAGATTGTCAACACCGTCATGATCCAACGATGAATCAAAGGTTTCATCTAAAATCAGAAGATTAGTAGAGACTGAATTTTTCATCTTAGCGACCATTCTCCAAGTAAACAGAAGTGCCAAATCAATGCGTTGTTTTTCACCTTCACTGAAAGATTCGTATGAAAAAGCATCTCTATGCCTTGAGCGAATAGTCTCTTGAAAGGATTCATCTAAATCAAAATGTACAAAAAAATCTAAGGTCTGTAAATATTTGTTGACCAAATTATTAATGACAGGTAAGTATTGTTTGATAACCTTAGTCTTAATTCCAGTATCTTTAAGCATTTCACCTATGACAGTATTATAGGTATGAGATTCATTTAACTCATACCTTTCATTATTAAAAGTTTCCTTCTTTTCTTCTAAGCCTTTTAACTCTACGTTAGCCTTTGACAAATCTCCAGTTTGACTAGCAAGTGTAGTTAGTTCATCTTGATAAGATTGTACTTGTCTTTGGAACCGTGTGATAGCGTTATTGTTAGAAGATATATTTGACATTTGTTGTCTAATCTCCTCTGCCAACTTAGTGTACCGTTCAATAATCTGTTCCACAGCAACCGACTCTTCAAGTCCATGATCCATAGCTTTTTGAAATTCTTTTGCTTTAGATTTTGATGATTTAAGGTTCTCTGATCTAACACTTTCGTCAATATTTTGGGTACAAGTTGGACAAGTTTCGTTTTTCTCATAGAATTTCGCTGCTTTAACCAAGGTCTTGATTTTTGTTTGGAATTGTGCTTGGTACTGTAGCAACGCTTGCTTCTTATCATTCGCACGATCTAATTCCTCTTGCATAGTTTTCTGATTTTCATCTATAAACTTTTGACATATTTTATTATCATTTTCCAAGCCTTCGCGCTCAGAAATTAGATTAGATATATCAGTATTTCTTTTCTCTATAAAATCGTCATTTAATGTGGTTATGTCATTAATATATTTCTTTTGAGTTTTTATCTGAGTTTCGGTAGTATCTATATTATATTTTACTTCTTTTAAATTATCACGCAATACAGAAGTTTTATCTTTTAGAATACTATTCATTTTAGAAAAAACGTTAATATCCAATAAGTCTTCAATAACATCCCTGCGGTGTTGCGCTGGCAGTTGCATAAATGGAATAAAAGAACTGCTACCTAATACTACAATCTGATGGAAAGATTTGTGGTTTAATTTTAAAATATTTTGTTCTAATATTTTTTGATACTCTTTAGCATGAGATGATTGATCAATCATATTACCATTTGTCCAAATCTCAAAAATATTTGGTTTTATTCCACGAACAATTTTAAAGTCTTTACTTCCTATTGAAAATTCAACTTCAACTACACAATCTTTATTATTAATTGTATTAACTAATTGAGGTTTATTTATTCCACGATGAGGTTTACCAAATAACCCAAATGATACGGCATCCAACATAGTTGATTTACCTGCCCCATTTGATCCTACAATGAGAGTGGATTTAGAATTATTTAATTTTATTTCAGTCCAACTATTTCCAGTTGATAGGAAATTTTTATACTTCAATGATTTAAATATTATCATGCGATTTCAAGTGCCTGTGCTTCAGTCAATAAATTTCTCATTTCAATTTTAATTCTAGACTTATCTAATTCAGTGTCAACATTATCAATGTAACTATCAAGAAGAGTAGTGGTATCCTCTACAGAAACACCCTCATCACCAACTCTCTCACCTATAAATTCGTCAAAATTCTCAGCAATTTTTAATTCGTGTATTTTCTTATTTGTAATTTTATCACATAATTTGTCAAATGTCAATGAATTAGATTTATTAATCACAACTAATTTTACAAATTTATTATCTAAATGGTCTACATTATAATTACTGTAGTCCATTTTTGTATCATCATATGTTATCTTTTCAAATAATGTGAAAGGGTTAATGATTGCTTCTACTTCACGAGTCTCAGTATCTAAAACGTGAAAATGTTTTGGATCATGTGCATCTGACCAGAAAAATTCCATCTGTGTTCCTAGATACATAATGTTATCTTTTTGAGATTTGGTATGATAATGACCAGATAAAACTAACTCAAACCTAGAGAACGCCGCTTGTTGCTCTTTATCCATTCCATGTTGATTTTGGACTCCCCTCATCATATCAAAACCAGATAATTCTAAATGACCAGCAAGGAATGATGCTTTGCAATTTTTAACAAAATTCATAGATTCTGAACAGTTTTCACTGGTGATCCATGGTAGTAACGCAACGTCAAGACCGCCATAATTCATAACTGTAGGTTTCATGATAATATGAATTTCATTCATATAATGACCTAATAATTCTTTCAATGAATTTAAATCATTTGTATTCTTAAAGTAAGTATCGTGATTACCTGGAATGATATCCATAGTCATACCAAGATCACGCATAGGATTTAAAAAACTCTTACGATTGTGAGTTAGTGCTTTAAAATTAATAAATTTTCGGTGATCATAATAATCACCCAAATGCAATATCTGCTTGATATTATGTGTTTCGCAATATGGAAATAATATTTCTTTGTAAAACTTCGCAGCATTATCTAAAAAAATATCAGAGGCATTCCTTATACCTGTATGTGTATCATTTAATATCAATAATTTCATTATAAAAAGTCTTTCAAATCAGAATCAACATTAACTGTTCTTTTTTTTCTTATTTGTTTTTCAGCCTTACCAAATATTTTTATTTCAGTATCATACTCTTTTACTTTATCAATTCGGTCTTTAAGAACGTCAATAAAGTGTGTCGCAACACCAGTAGATGCTTCACCAGTTTCGCTTACCAGAAATGATTCAATGCCAGATTGAGACATATATTTTTCTTTAATATCTTGTTGTTTTTTTTCTTTGGCAATTCTTCTTAAAAATGCATACCAAATAATTTGAGTGAAATAAGCAAAGGCGTTTGGTTTACCACTTCTGGTCGCGGCATTAATATTATAATTCTCTACTGCCTTTAAGCAATTCTCAACAGCATCCATAACCATTTCTTCACGATACGTGTATCTGATAAAATTTGATTTATGAGAAAGGTTTTCAGCAATTTTTAAAAAACATAGTGCCAAATAATTTGGAACTACAGGTAATTCTTTGCCGTTATCTCTCGCTTCATTTATAGTTTTAACATATTCTACTATTTTCGCGGAAAATTCTTTGTTATCTACATAATGCGTACTTTTAGACTTTGCTTTTGGCATTAAATTCACTCCTTAATATTTCTACCATTCTACCACAAATAGACGGTAATGTAAAGCATAATTATTTTATTTTATTTTAGGGGTTGACAGAATCATAAGTTAGGTGTATAATAAGGAGTATCCTTTATTGGGGGGGGTTAATGCTTATATCCCGAAGGGAAGTTAATGATATTTTCATCACTATCAAGCATTTCACTATATTCAGAACTCTCACTACTTTTTTTATTATACAATCGTTCCATCCAATTTTCTACATCAAATATTTCGGATGGTGTTTCTATTTTACTGCTTCCTATAGCAGTTGAAAATTGTTTCAACAAATCTTTACTTGGAATAGCGATTGCAACGATGTGCATATCATTTAATGAAATCAATTCTCCAGTTTCTTCTTGAAATGAAATCCATGGTCGTAACATTCCATAAGTTCTTGTTGCATCAACATCTACTTTGCAAATTTGAAGAGCATGTCTTATTATAAGTTCTTCATCATTAATATCCATGATCTCGCATAAGATTTCATCACCAGATGACATTTTTATTTGTTTTATATCTTCTTTACTCATAACTTGACCTCGTATTTTTTAAAGTTGAACTGTTCTTTTTTGTAAATCTTTAATCGTTCTTCTCCGTGAAGCAACGCATAATTTATTTTTTTCTTATGCTGTAAATCATCAATCAGATCATATAATTTTGTAATCTTTCCGTTATCACTTTTTCTCAATCCTCTTCCAACGCTTTGTAAAACTCTAATTTGAGATTTGCTTGGTGATGCAAATACTATATTATGTAAGTTCCTAATATTTATACCTGTACTAAAGGTTCCTAAAGATGCGACAATGATTGCGTCCTTTTGACTTTCTACAATTTTTCTAATTGCTTCTCTATCAGATGCTTCTGTAGCACCTGAAACAAAAAATACTTTTCTTTTATCTTCTTTCTTATTACAAATTAGATCATACAACACCTTACCATGTTTTTCTACAAATTGAAATAATACTAAAGTATTTCCATCCATACTTAAAGATAAATTACGAATAAATTTGTTTCTTTGTTCATTCAAAACAATAAAATTAATTTCTTGAGCATAGGTATTACCTATATTCTGGAAGCAATCATCTTCTGAATATTTTAATTTTAACAAGTATATTTCTAATGGGGCAAGTGTTGAATCGTCTTGTAATTTTTTTGTTGTTGTGACTTTGATTACCCTTCCAAACAATCCTTCCAAGACTAATTTGTGTGTTTCAGTTCCATCTAAAGTTCCAGTAGT